TGTTCTAATTAACGTTCCTTTTTCCGGATACTTTGGTTCTTCAAATCCAGTATTCTTATCATTAAATGTAACTACTTTGCCATCTGGAGAATATACATTTTTTTTGGTTTCAGAATATGTACTAAATGAATTTAAATTGTTTTGTATTAATTTTTGTAATTCTGTTATTGCGAATTCTTTTGGTAGAGTTTTCAATCCAACATCTCTTCTTTTTAAAGATTTTAAATTAATATCAACACATTTATATAAAATATTTTGAGCTTCTTTTAAAATATCATTGAAATCGTAAATATCATAATCTTCAAATCTCATATTCGATGGTTTTCCAAATGTAGATTGGGTTATATCGTAGTATTTATTATTTAAATAATATTCAATTGATGTTTTAAAATCTGTAAATATTTTTGTTCTTATGTTTGTAAATCCACTCAATCCAAAATCTTTTTTAAGAATACTAAAAAAATCTTTACCATATCTGGTTTCTAAAGCTGCATCTATTTTATCTAAAAAAGTTTGTTCAAATGAATTTATTGAATTTAATAAAGAATTTTTATAATATTTAAATTCTTTATTTAAGCTTTGTAAATTTTGAAATTGATTTTTTGTTTTATTATTAATATTTTCAAATTTAGTTTTTAAAGGTAAAATACGAATTTCCTCTCTAGATGGGGAAATTTCCTCAATCCACACTTTTTCTAATGTATTCTCGCTTCCTACTTTATATCTAACAAAATTTATATTAACTTTTAAAATTCCATTATTATATCCAATATCATTTATTAACTTTTCAACATCAATGACCAATTCTTTTAATCCTACTTTATTGGTTATTTGATACATATAATTTTTAATATCATCTCCCTTTATATATGCAACATTATTGCCCGATGTGTGTGGTAATAAATTATTATTGATATCGTAAACGGATACTTCCATAACATCATATTTACTATTACCAAAATCGGTAGTTTCTATTTCCGATTTAGAAACAATAAATAAATCATCCGTTTGAAGAAATTGTCCTTCATTTTCGGTTTTATTATTTATTCCTTCAATATTTGTATATTTTTTTATTGACATATTCTATTAGTATGATTTAGGATGTGCTACTTTTAAATTGGTGGTGAATGATTTAGTTTCAGTTGTGCCGTCTTTTCTTTTAATTGTAATAGTAAGACTACCATCGTAAAACACAGTATGGTCTCTTTTACCAAAATTTACACCATTGGGTGTACCTATAAATTTAATTCGTTCCGTTGCACCGGGCGAAAGTTCAAAATTAGATTTTGGTATACTAAACCATCTTTGATTCTGACCCCAATTTGCGATTATTGATACTTGTACCGGTTCTAAATCATTATTTACAAGAGTTAAATTTTCACCAAAAATCCATTGATGGGCTTTGTCTCTTGCGTTCTTCATCTTATAAGACATAGTAGGGTCACTAGGAGTTCCTTTCTCATCAAAGTTTGCACTTACTACTTTATTTATATTAGTACCACCCTGTCCTTTTGTTTCTTGTTCAATTTCTTTTTGTTGTCTTACTGCACCCAATTGAGCTTGTAAACCTTCAATGATTGAGTTTAATGAATTTATTTGTTGAATTAATGCATTAATTTGTGCTTTAAATCCTGTATTTTGAGATTGTAGTGATGCTCTTAAAATACTTTCATCAACCGATTTTTGTAATGATGTTGATATCTGACCAGTAAAATCATTAATCGTACCAGTCAATGTGTCTATTTGATTTGCCAAAACATCATTTGTTTGTTCAATACTTAATCTATTATTTATTTCGGTTTGAACCTGTGCTTGTAAAGTTGTTATTTGACTATTTAAATCGGCAATTGTTATTGTTAATCTTTGTACTTGCCTTCTTAAATCTTCAACTAAATCAACTTGTTCTGTATATAGTGGTCTTGGTACTAAATCCAAATTACGTGTAGGTATATTTGGCATTAATTCCTTTACATCAACATCTATTGCTTTAATAAGTTCAACCTCATCATATTTAGGTTTACTTAAATTTTTGAATACCAAAGATGATGCAGGATTTAAATTTTCAACAATGGTTACACCATATTCATTCTTTGTAATAGCAGACGAACCTGATACCATTAGTATTGATTCTATGGTTTCCTTTCTAATATCATTTAATTTTTCAGATATTGCTTCTAAAGATGTTAATGCCATTATTCTACTATTTTAAATATCAATTTATCATCTATTATGTCGGTTATTCCGTTTTGTACAATTTTAATCTTTAATCTATAAAATCTATCCGATGTGTATGTTGATGTATCTAAATTAAAATAGTTAGATGTACTATCACAACTTAATTTAGAATAATCTCCAAACGGAACAATTGTTTCATTTGTTGTATAATCTTCTATTTGATAATATACTGAACCAGATGGTAAATATTTTGATTGGTCATATGCAAAAGAACCTGTTGCAAACGATTTTGAAGGATATGTATCTCTGCCCTTAACTCTTATTTTTACTTTAGAATTTGAAGGATATTCGTTTTTTAAATTCGTAACTACAACTTTATAATCATCAAATGCTGTACCTGTTACAGGTGTTAAACTTCCAGTTACAAAAGAACTATCATCCCAAACCAATTCTAATTTCGGTTCATATATTGTATTTGTTTCTTTTGAAAAGAACTTTAATACACCATAGTCCATTGCATCAGTATATAATGATGCCGATGTGTGGTGGTGTAATATGATACCATCATTGGTTAATCTATTTGAACCACTAATCCATAGTTTTACAATATTTGTTACATCCATTCTAATATCATCCGGCTCATTACTGAACGATTGTGATGCCATTGATGCACTATACCACAACCCACCTCCTCCATTTAATATAGAAGATGTGTCCGTTTGAGCTGGATAAGAACCCGATAGGTCTTGCCACTTTGAAGAACCATTAAGATAATACCAACTAACACCATCCGATGTTATATTGTCAAATTTAGTACCAGTTCCCATTTTCCAACTTCCAGATACTGCATTTGCATACAATGTATATTCCAATGGTATTTCCTCCGAATTTGCAGATTTAAGATTTAAGAAAACCGAATAACTTCCGGTTCCAATATTTTCTACAATAGATGAAGATATTTGTGTTGTATTAAATTTAATTAAAGTTCTAGCTATATCCATAGTAGAACCATAATAAAGTTTACCTACTTCCAATATTTCATCTCTACCTGCATTTTGTTCAGGTTGTTGAAGATATACACTTGCGTCAAATGATGATGTGAAAAATTTATGCATTATATTGCCCTCCCTTTAATGTCTTTGTTAGGAAATTTAACTTCAAATATAGATGGGTCTAAAGAAGGATAGACAATCTTACCTTTAGTTGCTTCATCTAAATTATATCTATTTGGAGAATAGTTTTCGTTGTTATCACTTCTACAAATGTTGGATATTTTAACCGATGGTACACTCATTACCCCCTCTACGTTTGCTAATATTAATTCTATTTCGGATATGTTTATTGGTTTATTAAATGTCCAATTATCTATATTAAAATAATCTTGTAATTCAGTTAAACAATTTGCAATAACTTCTCTTTTATTAAAATTGGAATATACGGATATTTCAAAATCACAACCGATATTAATAACAAAACCATCCATAATATTAACGGCGTCTGTCATCATTCTATATTCACCTAAATAAGTTTTAAGATTTTGTTTAATTGCTTGATTTAAGTTTGTTAAATTTTTATTTTCATTATATCCCAAAATATACATGTTGATTGCAAATGGGTTGTTTACCTCTGCTACATTTGTTTTCTTTTGAGTAAGATATTTAACCAATTCTTTTTGTATTTGAGCTGTTGTCGCTGTTTGTAACGATTGAACTAATCCAACGAATTCCGCAACGTTACTTGGACTTGATAATATAGAGCTAGGAGAATTGTTATCCAATTCACCATCCGGACTAACATACACTTTTGCAACACTGCCATATCTTTCCGGCATTGATAATGCTCTTACGATATAGTCTTGTCTTGTTACTGCTCTATTTTGAGAACCAAATGTTGCCAATGCATTTTGTCTTATTTCTTCTATTGTTTCGGCACCTCTACCTCCTGTTGCTGGTTCTAGGTTTTCAACTGCAACCGAATTTTTTATTTGATTATATGCACCTACATTTTCTTGGTTCAATGATAGTAAATCTTCATCAAATTCAATTTTTCTAATTTTTGTTAAATCTCCTGTATTTATATTTGATGTAACTCCACCACCTACTAAATAAGTTACAGTTAGTGTTCTATTTATAGGTGCGATACCAAATGTATTTGTCTTTAAAAAATTAGATGGGTCAATTGATGAATTTAACCTACTAATGGAATTTGCCAATCCTAATCCAATATTTTTAGTGTTAGGTAATAATTGTTCATCCCCATTTGCACTATTACCACTACCAAATTGTAATTCTAATGTATTATCCGAATTTATCTTTGTAGAAAATCTATATGGAACTTTTTGTACTTCTAAAATATAAGGTACGGTTGAGGATGATGTATACGTTTCACTATTTGATTGTATATTTGGTTGCTCTACAAAAATACTTTCTTGTGCCAAATAAGGTACTTCATAATATATTGTACCAGTTTCCGAATCTTTTACACTTGTTATTTGTATAATATTTGTATCA